ACTGAAGCCGACCAGGCAATACTGGTTCGGTTTCAGCAGCAGCTTGATCGTGGCGAGTTCCATGACCATGTTGCTCCTTGTGGGCCCCTTCGGGCCGTCTTCAAGGACCCGACCCTTGACGCGGATGTTATCCGTCGTCAGATGGCCGGGGAATTATGGCAGGCGTGTGCTCTTGACCAGGCACAGAGCTGGAGACGTGAGTCAGAGGCGCAGCAGCTAGCGTATCTTGGCTCTTCTTCACTGCGGTATCCCTATTCGGTCTCACGACCGGATGGTGGAATGTCGCTGGCGGAGAAGTTCGCTGGATATTTCGCGCCGCGGAGGATCCATCTTAATCCTCGTTCCGCTGACTATGCAAACCAGCAGGTGGCGAAGTTGTGGCCGAAAGGACGGGCACGTTTAAAACCAGTACCGCTGGATGATGCGGTCTGCCTGTTCAAGCGTGACACCAACTTCGGCTTCCCGCGAGTCACAACTGATCCGGAGAACCTCTACTACTACTACCTCGAGTCATGTCGAATCGAGGAGAGGGGGTTTCCACTGGCCGATGCATCAGACTATCCGTGTGTGAGTACAACGCGGACAAGTTCGGCTGGATTTCATCAGTATGCTAAGGCTCGACCGTTGTCAATGTATTGTCGCGCTCTCACTAATCATGAGAAAAGGTGTCAGGTCCCTGCCTTTCAGGCTTTCAGGGAGTTAGCTCCCTTTGCAGCCTGGAGGGGTCAACAGGCGGTAGACATCGCAGTGACGGAATTGCTTGACAGCGGGCCAGGAGAGGTGTTGTCTGCGGACTTCACCTCATTTGATGTTAGTGTGCCACCCGAAGTGTTGGTTCATTACTTCGGAATTATGGCATCCTGGTTCACGTGGGAGTCGAAAGACATGATCCGCTTCTTGGCTGAAGCGTTCATGCGGTCGGGGATGTATCTGCCTGATGGCTATCGACATGGTAGCGAACGGACAGGTGGGGTCCCTTCCGGTTCTGGGTGGACGAACTGGGTCGACAGTGGCGTCAATTTATGGGTCTTTCATTACGCCGCTCATAGAGATGGTGGCGTGATGACACAGTCCCTGGTAAATGGGGATGACTTGGTTGCCACTTTTAGTGGTATCTCGTCGGTCCGTAAGTTGTCGGAAATACTGTTTGATGAGTTGGGCATGCTAATCAAGATGGATCCTGCTAAGAACCTCGTTTCGGATTGCCACGTGAAGTTCCTTCAGATGGATCATCATGTGGATCATCGCGTAGAGGGTCTTTTGGTAGGTTCTCGTCCGGTTAATCGTATCCTCCCGAAAATGACGGGGATGGAGCGTAGGACACCGGTAAAACGTCTTGGGCTACGTGATTCTACACCGACTCGTTGGTGTGGGGTCTTCAACACCTACAGATGGCTACAGCAAATGGAGCCTGCTGCGAACAACCCACCAGAGGTG